TGGATTATATAGCTTGTTCATACCTATGGAATGGAATTACGAAGGATACATTGATTCTTATGGCTTACCTGTCTTCCAAACACCAGACAAACCTATTGAAGGACCACAAGGTGAAATTATAGATTTAGGTGTAATAGAATATTGGGATAACGAAGTCGCTGGATTAAAACAAGATCAAGACGCTTTAAACGAATTTTACAGACAATTTCCACGCACGGAAAAGCACGCGTTTAGAGATGAATCAAAAGAATCTTTATTTAATCTTACTAAGATTTACGAGCAAATAGATTTTAACGAAGACATGCGTAATTCTATAAATGTAACACAAGGAAGTTTTCAATGGCAAAATGCGGAACAAGACACTAATGTTGTTTTTGTACCAAATAAAAGCGGTAGATTTAAAGTAAGCTGGGTTCCACCTTTACACATACAAAATAGAAGATATAAAAAAAATAATACATATTATCCTGGTAATGATCATTTAGGAGCGTTTGGTTGCGATCCTTATGATATATCAGGTACAGTAGATAAAAGAGGATCAAAAGGATCTTTACATGGTTTAACAAAGTTTTCTATGGAAGACGTACCACCAAATCATTTTTTTCTAGAATATATAGCTAGACCTCAAACAGCTGAAATATTTTTTGAAGATGTGCTTATGGCTTGTGTTTTTTACGGTATGCCTATACTTGCGGAAAATAATAAACCTAGACTTTTATATTATTTTAAAAAACGAGGTTATAGAGGTTTTTCTATGAACAGACCTGATAAACGATATAATAAACTGTCAATAACAGAAAGAGAGTTAGGTGGTATACCAAACTCAAGTGAAGATATAAAACAAGCTCATGCTTCAGCAATTGAAACATATATAGAAACATTTGTAGGTTTAAAAGAATCTGGATATGGCGATATGTATTTTCAAAAAACGTTAGAAGATTGGGCTAAATTTAATATTAACAACAGAACAAAACACGATGCTTCTATTAGTTCAGGACTAGCTTTAATGGCTTGTAATAAACATAGGTATTCACCTGTAAATAAAATTAAACTAGAAGCTGTAGATCTTGGTATAAAAAGATACGACAATAGAGGAACTACATCAAAAATAATAAGTTAATGAATATATATACTAACTCAAATAGCGCTTTTCCAAGTCAAGTAGTAAGTAATGCTGAAAAAAGTAGTTTAGAATACGGTAGTCAAGTAGCAATGGCTATTGAATATGAGTGGTTTAGATCTGGTAGAACAAACGGCAATAGATATTTAACTAATTGGAATAATTTTCATGAGTTACGTTTATATGCTAGAGGCGAACAGTCTATACAAAAATACAAAGATGAATTGTCTATAAATGGCGATTTATCTTATTTAAATTTAGACTGGAAACCAGTACCTATTTTATCAAAGTTTGTAGATATTGTAGTTAATGGTATATCACAAAAAGCTTATGAAATAAAAGCTTACGCTCAAGATCCTGAATCTGTAAAAAAAAGAACTTCGTATGCGTCTAAGATATATGAAGACATGCTTTCTAAAGAATATATAGAAAACATAAAACAAGTTTTAGGTATTGATTTATATCAAACAACAATACCTGGTTTAGTGCCAGAATCAGAAGAAGAACTAGAGCTTCATATGCAATTGAAATACAAGCAGTCAATAGAAATTGCAGAAGAAGAAGCCATATCTAGTATAATGGCTAAAAACAAATACAATTTAACTAGGCGTAGAATAAATATGGATCTAGTTACTATTGGTATTGCTGCTTGTAAAACTAACTTTAATACAGCTAACGGTGTTACGGTTGATTATGTAGATCCAGCTTATATGGTTTATTCATATACTGGCTAACGGTGTTACGGTTGATTATGTAGATCCAGCTTATATGGTTTATTCATATACTGAAGATCCTAATTTTGAAGACATATATTATGTTGGAGAAATAAAATCAATAACAATACCAGAACTTAAAAAAGAATTTCCTAATATTTCACATGATGAGCTAGAGCGTATTCAAAAAATGCCTGGTAATAGACAGTATATTACAGGTTGGGGTGGTTATGATGAAAATACTGTACAAGTTTTATATTTTGATTATAAAACATATAACGATCAAGTATTTAAAATAAAGCAAACAGATCAAGGATTAATGAAAGCTATTGAAAAGCCAGATACGTTTAATCCACCAGAAAGTGATATGTTTGAAAGAGTATCTAGATCTATTGAAGTATTATATAGCGGTGCTAAAGTTTTAGGAACTGATACAATGCTTAAATGGGAGCTAGCACAAAACATGTCTAGACCATATGCTGATACTACAAAAGTTGAAATGAATTATTCTATATGTGCACCTCGTATGTATAAAGGTAGAATTGATTCACTAGTTAGTAAATGTATTGGTTTTGCTGATATGATTCAAATAACACATTTAAAACTGCAGCAGGTTTTATCTCGTATGGTACCAGATGGTGTATATTTAGATATGGACGGTTTAGCTGAAGTTGATCTTGGTAATGGTACTAATTATAATCCTGCAGAAGCATTAAACATGTATTTTCAAACAGGTTCGATTGTTGGTAGATCATTAACTCAAGATGGTGAACTTAATAGAGGTAAAGTACCTATTCAAGAATTACAAAGTAGTAGTGGCGGTGCTAAAATACAAAGTTTAATTACTACGTATCAATATTATTTACAAATGATACGTGATGTAACCGGACTTAAGGCGGTGCTAAAATACAAAGTTTAATTACTACGTATCAATATTATTTACAAATGATACGTGATGTAACCGGACTTAATGAAGCGAGAGATGGTAGTTTGCCTGATAGAAATACATTAGTTGGATTACAAAAACTAGCAGCAAGTGCTTCTAATACAGCCACAAAACATATTAATCAGTCTAGTTTATATATAACTTTAAAAATGGCTGAAAATATATCACTTAAAATAGCTGACGCGTTACAGTTTCCACTTACTGCTAATTCTCTTAAAAACTCTATATCTACCTTTAATGTAAAAACATTAGAGCAAATTATAAGTTTAAACTTACATGATTTTGGTATATTTTTAGAATTAGAACCAGATGAAGAAGAGCAAGCTAAATTAGAGCAAAATATACAAATTGCTTTACAAGCTGGAGGAATACAATTAGATGATGCTATAGATGTTAGACAAATAAAAAATATAAAACTAGCTAATCAAATGCTTAAAATAAAACGTAAGCGCAAAGAAGCTAGAGATATTGAAGTTCAACAATCTAATATTAAAGCTCAAGCTGAAGCTCAAGCTTCAACAGCAGAAAAAACAGCTATGGCTGAAGTACAAAAACAAGAGGCTATATCGGGTTCTAAAGTTCAATTTGAACAAGCAAGAACTCAAATGGAAATACAAAAAATGGAAATACAAGCACAACTTGATCAACAAAAAATGCAAATGCAACATCAATTTGACATGCAGTTAAAGCAAATAGAATCTCAAGTAATGCAACAAAAAGAAAACGCGATAGAAGATCGTAAAGATAAAAGAACAAAACTTCAAGCAACACAACAAAGTGAAATGATAAGCCAAAGAAAAAACGATGGTTTACCTATAGATTTTGAAAACAAACAATCAACAGGAATAGAGCAGTTTTTATAAGCTTTATTTAATTATTTAATTATATTATATTATGTCAGAAAAACAAGCGGCCGTTGAGGTCAAGCAAGAAGGTGACTTCAAATTAAAAACAAAAAAGAAAACACCTAGAAAATTAACCGAAACAAAGGAAAATATTACAAAAGTAAATATAAATCCTAAAGAACCTTTGATAGAATTAGAACCAGAGGTTAAAAAAGTAATAATTCCAAAACAAGAAGAAAAAGAAGATGCCATTCAAATCGGAGAAACAAAGGAGGTATCTGTGGAAGAACCATCCGGAGATAGCACAAAGATGGGAGAACCTATACAAGAGTCCAACGAGACTACTGAAGGGTTTTCTCCGATCCAAGAAGTAACTGAAGCTAAAGTTAAACAAGTTGAAGCTGAAGTTAAAGAAGCTATAAGAGATGAAAAAGTATTAGGTAAACCGTTACCT